CAAGGGTATAGTAAATTAAGATGACAGATACAGAATTATTGACCACCGATCAATTACGAGAGAGGCTCGAAAAAGTATGGTTGAAACATATAAAATTATGCCAAGACAACTTCTTGTATTTTGTAAAAAATGTTTGGCCAGATTTCATTTGCAGAACTGATAAGGATCCAGATAAGTGGGGACACCATCAACACATAGCACACGAGTTTACTAATATATCAAAAAATAAAAAAGGAAGGCTCATAGTGAATATGCCTCCTAGACACACTAAATCAGAATTTGCATCCATATACTTTCCTGCTTGGATGATTGGAAAGAATCCTAAAATGAAAATTATGCAGGTATCACACAACGCAGAACTTTCTGGAAGATTCGGTGCGAAGGTAAGAAACTTAATTGACAGTCCAGAGTATAAACAAATCTTTGGAGATGTTAGACTAAGAGAAGATAGTAAGGCAAAAGGACGTTGGGAGACCAATCAAGGTGGGGAATACTTTGCAGCGGGTGTTGGCGGTTCTATCACAGGACGAGGGGCGGACTTACTTATTATCGATGATCCACACACGGAGCAAGACTCACTATCCGATAGTGCAATGGAAAGAACTTTTGATTGGTACTTATCTGGTCCTAGACAACGTCTTCAACCTGGAGGCTCAATTGTACTTGTAATGACAAGATGGGCTCAAGATGATTTGACCGGTAGATTAATTAAATCACAAAATGAACCTAAGTCAGACCAATGGGAAACAATTTCTTTTCCTGCTTTGATTGGAGAAGATGACAATGTTCAACCCGTGTGGCCTGAGTATTGGAGCCTAGATGAATTAGAAAAAGTTAAAGCGTCCATATCAATTAGAAATTGGTCAGCTCAATACATGCAAAACCCCACGTCAGAGGAAGGAGCAATTCTTAAAAGAGAATGGTGGCAGCCTTGGGTCGGGGATCTTCCTACATTAAAACATGTTATTCAATCATATGACACGGCATTTAGTAAAAAAGAAACTGCCGACTACTCAGCCATTACTACATGGGGAATATTCACGCCTCACGAATCAGGGCCTGATGCTATTATGTTAATTGATGCTATTAAAGGTAAATATGATTTTCCAGAATTAAAAATGGTAGCCCTCGATCAATATAAGTATTGGCAACCAGAAACAATTATTATAGAAGCTAAAGCTAGTGGACAAAGTTTATTACAAGAATTAAGAAGAATGGGTATACCGGTTATGGATTACACACCAGGAAGAGGCCAGGATAAACACTCACGGGTCAACGCCTGTTCTCCGATATTTGAATCTGGACAAGTGTATTACCCTCGAGACGAACATTGGGCTCAAGAAGTTATTGAGGAATGTGCTGCGTTTCCTCATGGTGAGCATGACGATTATGTAGACAGTACGACACAAGCTATGTTAAGATACCGACAAGGTTCTTTTGTAACTACTTATTCTGACGAGGATGAGGTTGAAAGTTATAAAGAACGTAAATACGTATATTATTAATCAAAGGAGACGACATGTCAAAAAAATTAAAAAGTAGATTAAAGAGAGCAGCACTCGCTGGTATAGCGATGTATGGTGCATCTAAAATGTTAGGAGCACAAAAAACTGCAGCTCCTATTGGAGCACCTCCAGGAGCTAAAACTCCATCATCAACAAAAATTAATGCTAACAAGAGAGTTGTAGATCTAGGTCCTTCAACAAAAAACATTGTTGGCAAAACTACAAAAACAACTGTAGATAGAGATGCTTTACCAAAAGAGATAGAGGAAAAAGCTTCTAAAATAAAAGTAGCACAAAAGAAAATTAACAAAGCTGTTATGAAAAGAAAAGAGGCAGGAATGCTTTCACCAACTATGCCAAAATCTGAAAGTCAGTATAATGCTTTAACAAAAGAAAATTCTGGTTTGAATTTTATGGATGGTGCTAAAAAAGGTAAGATGATCAAAGCACGTGGTGGCGGAATGGCAATACAAGGGATGAAACCAACAAAACTTTATTAAGTTAAAATGGCTGAAATTGAAAAAGCAATTGAAGAGGAAGTAGCAACTCCTGATTCTGAAGAAGTAGACGTTGAGATAGAAGGTGAGAAATCTGAAGTAGAAGAAGTTATAGATCTTACAGAACAATTCTATTCTAATCTTGCAGAAGAGATGAGTGATGATGTTCTGCAAAGAATATCTAATCAACTTTTAGATGATTATAAAAAAGATAGAGTCTCAAGAAAAGATTGGGAAACATCTTACACCAATAATTTAGATCTTCTTGGAATTAAACACACAGAGATGACTAGACCGTTTAAAGGTTCGGCATCCGTGACTCATCCACTATTGTCCGAAGCAGTTACATCATTTCAAGCACAAGCATATAAAGAATTACTTCCATCATCAGGGCCTGTAAAAACTAGAGTCTTAGGAGTTGAAGACGAACAAAAAATGAATCAAGCACAACGAGTGCAAGACTTCATGAATTACATGATCACCGAAGAGATGGAAGAGTACACTCCAGAATTTGATCAGTTATTATTTTATTTAGCACTTGCAGGATCAGCATTTAAAAAAGTTTATTACGATGAAGTGATGCAAAGAGCTGTATCTAAATTTATTCCTGCAGAAGATTTAGTGGTACCATATTATGCAACCGATTTAATGGAATGTGAAAGAATTACTCATGTTATTAAAATGGGAGAGAACGAGATACTTAAAAAACAAGCAGCAGGATTCTATAGAGATGTAGAATTAAAACCAACTGCAGCAGGTCCTACAGAAATTGAAAAAAAATACCAAGAGTTAGAAGGAGTAACCCCTTCAACTGACAAACAATATTCATATTCAGTACTTGAGATGCATGTTGATTTAAACCTAGAAGAGTTTGAAAATAACAATTCAGAAAAAGAAGTAAAAATTCCATACATTGTAACTATCGATGAAGGTTCAGGAGAAGTTTTATCTATTTATCATAACTACGATATCAATGATGAGACTAAAAAAAGAAAAGAATACTTTGTACATTTTAAATTTTTACCAGGATTAGGGTTTTATGGTTTTGGATTAACACACATGATAGGTGGATTATCTAGAACTGCTACACAATCTTTAAGACAATTACTAGATGCAGGTACATTATCTAACTTACCTGCAGGATTTAAGTCTAGAGGTATAAGAATCAGAGACGATGACCAACCATTTCAGCCAGGAGAGTTTAGAGATGTAGATGCACCTGGGGGTAATATCAAAGATCAGTTTCAAATTTTACCATTTAAGGAACCATCAGCTACATTATACCAATTAATGGGCTTTGTTGTTCAGGCAGGACAGAAGTTTGCAGCGATTACTAACATGGATACCGGTAATGATTTGCAAAATAGAGCTGTTGGTACGACTGTGTCCTTATTAGAGCGTGGATCGAGGGTCATGAGCGCAATACACAAGCGATGTTACTACTCAATGAGAAGAGAATTTAGACTTTTATCAAAAGTTTTTGGTACATATCTACCACCAATCTACCCATATTCAGTATATGGTGCAGATCAAGCAGTAAAACAAACTGATTTCGATGATAGAGTCGATGTAATACCGGTTGCCGACCCAAATATCATGAGTATGGCACAAAGAGTAACGCTTGCTAACGAAAATTTAAAGATTGCTATGTCAAATCCTTTAATGCACAACTTGAGAGAGGCCTATCGAAGAGTATATGAAGCATTAGGGACTCAAGATATAGATCAGATACTTATTCCACAAGAAAAACCAACACCTAAAGATCCTGCAACTGAAAATATGGAAGTATTACAACAAAAACCATTAAAAGCGTTTGCAGATCAAGATCATGATGCTCATATAAATGCACATAGAGCTTTTATGTCTACAAGAATGGTACAAATTAATCCTCAAGTGTATTCAGCTCTACAAGCACATATTTCTGAGCACGTTTCAATGAAAGCTCAAGGAGAAGTAGGAGCTATGATTGTTGATAATCCAGAAATGCAAGCACAGTTTCAAAGTGATCCTCAAGGAGCACAAATTCAAATCAATGCTATGGTTGCAAGAAGAGTTGCAGAACTTACATTAGAGTTAGCACAAAGTGAAGCAATGGGTCAACAGAAAGATCCACTAGTTGCATTGAAAGAAAGAGAGTTAGATCTTAAAGCTATGGACTTACAAAGAAAAGCTGAACAAGATTTAGCAGGTAATGAAATTAGAGAAAACGAAATTGATGAAAGATTAGATATTGAAAAGATGAAACTAGAAAACAACGAGGATCAAGCAGCAGAAAGAATTAGAATTGCAGAAGAGAAGCTTGAGATTGCTAGGAAGAAGAAAAAGTAATGAAAAGAAAAGACAAAATATTTAAAGCTTTCAAAGGTGCGCAAGCTGATGCCAACAAAGGTCAAGCGATGTCTCCTGGAACAGGTGCAACAGGTGGCACTAGAGGTAGAGGAAGAGACCCAAGTGCACAATTTTCTGGAAATAATAATTTAAGTCAAAAAAATAAAGATGCACTAAATGCACAAAGAAAAGGTGCAAGAGCAGCTATTAGTCCAAGCACAACTACTGGAAATCAAATTGCAGGAGCAGTCATGAATGCAATCATTCCTTTTAGTGGAACTGTATTCAAAAAAGCTATTGACAGTAAAGCAATGGGTTATGGTAAAACAAAAAAGAAAACTGTTATGCCACCTCCAACAAATAACGGTGGTAACGATAGAGGTCAAAATCCAATTACACCAATCGTTGCTAATAAACCTATTGATCCATTATTAATAAAACCAAAAGAAAATTTTTTTAACTTTGTAGCTTACAATGTTGGAGGATTATCAGGAGGTGTTCGTTATGGTCCACCACCAAAAAGAGGACCAAACTCTCAAGTGCCTCCAGTTAAGATGAAAAGAGGAGGATATAAAAAATAATGTGGTTTCAAGCTATTAAACTTGCAGTTTCTGCAGGATCAAAAATTTACGCTAACAAGCAGAAGACGAAGATGGCTATGTCAGAAGCACAGCTTATGCAC